TACTGGAGACTCTACTACTACAGGAGATTCTTTTGACGGAAATAATCAAAGATATGATATTAAAATTCCTTTTGAACACTTACTGTATGAAAGACTAGTAGACGCAAATCCTACTCTAACTCCTATAACAGGTAAAACTTCTATACAGTACGGATATTTTGTAGACGACAATCAGGATGCTTACTATGGAAAACCTTTATTATTTTATCCTGTTTTTATAGATGACAATGTAGCTAATTATAAAGAGATTTCTTTTAGAGAATCTACAACGAGTCATACTCCAATTACTCAATATTACATTCCTTCTAATAGTGTTAGTACAAGTACCGCAACTAGTACAAGTAATATAAATTTTTATCAAGAAACTAACGAGTATAGTCCTAGTGAAAGTTTCAGTGGAACTTTATTTAATAACTATTATAGAGAGTATATAAGAAGTATTTTTAATATCAATAGAAGGATTATAAGTGTAAAGGCTTATTTGCCATTAAAGATATTATACAAGCTAAAACTTAGTGATATATTTTTAATTAATAACAGAACTTTTAATATAAACACTATACAAACTAATCTCCAAACTGGAGAAAGTAATATTGAATTATTAAATGACTTTCAACAAACTTATTTAGTATTAACAAATGTATTTTATCAGAATGTAGGCAGAGATGTTTATTATCAATCTAATGTAGGAAATGCTGAAAACTTAAAAAACGGAGACGTAATTTATGCAGACATAGCTTTAACGATACCTTTAGGAGCAGGAACTTATGACCAGGCAGGAACAGCCCAGACTACAACACACTGTCCTAATAATGGAAGCGTAATGTTTATGACACTTAACTCTAGCGGAGCAATAACGGCTATAAGCTGTGCTTTCCCTTAAAATAAAATTATGATTAAAAATATAATAGAATTACTAAAATACGCAAACGGAGAAACTGAGAATATTCGGTTTGCACAGGGAGCAAGAAAACTTCCTACAAATTTTAAAGAAGCAAAAGACAAATTAAAAAAACAAATAAAATGGCAGTAGCAAAAGTTAAAGTAGAAGGAGCTCAACAAGCTGAGAAAGACATAAGAGGAGTCCAGGATGCGTTAAATAAATTTAATGAAACTGTGTCTAAAAATAGAGACGCTACAAGATTATTAGACAGAGCTACAGGTGGAGCAATAACTAAATTTCAGGATTTACAAAAAGGCGTGACTCAAGGTATAACTACAGTTAAAGGTTTGTCTAAAACTTTTAAAGGATTAAGAGTAGCTATAGCAGCTACAGGAATTGGTCTCATAGTAGTAGCCTTAGGAACTATAGCGACTTACTGGGACGAAATAAAAGGATTTATTTCAGGAGCTACTGCAGAACTAGAAAGACAACAAGCGGAACTAGAAAGAACTAAACAATTATTAAATGACGAAGTAGATATACTTAATAGCCAGTTAAGATTATCAGAATTAAAAGGGGAATCAACAGACGAAACTTTATTAGCATTAAGAAAAACTCTGTTAATTCAACAAGAAATAGTCAAAGCTGAATTACTAGAAAATCAAGCTCTGCTAGAAAAACAAAAAGCAAGAGATAATGAGATTACTTTCTTTGATAAACTAAAAGCCTCGTTTGATGTTAGAAAAAATTACAGCTATCAAGAAAACTTATCAAGAATAGAAGCAGAAAAGAAACTTACAAAAACTGAAGAGCAAATTGAGTTAGAGGATAAAATTAATGCTTTAAAAAAAACACAGTTAAAAATAGATACTTCTATAGCTAATCTTGACAAAGATGAAGTTAAAAGAAAACAAAAAATAGTAGACGATATAGAAAAGAAAAAACTAGAAGCTAAACAACAAGAGCTTCAGGATATAAAAGACAGACTTAAACTAGAAGAGCAAGTAGATGACGCTTTAATATTAACTAAGGCAGATAAGAGAGCAAAAGAAAGAGCAGATATTCAGCAGCATTATGACGATCTATTATTTGATTTAACAATGGCAGGAGAGTTAACAGAAGAAACTGAGTTAGCTCTTTTAGAAGCAAAAAGAATCAAACTACAAGAACAACAAGCTGTGTTTGATGAAGAGGACGAAGCAGAAAAACAAAAGGAAAGAGAAAAGTTCCAAGAAGAACAAGAAGAAAGAGTTAAACAAGCTGAAGCTATACTAGAAGGAGAGCTAGAAATGGAAGAGAAAAAACGTAAGTTTAAAGAAGACACTCTTGACAATTTAATACAATTAGGAGGAGAGGAATCTAAATTAAGTAAAGCTCTTTTAGTTGCTAAACAAGCTATAGCTCTACAAGAGTTTTTAATTGATATAGGAGCGTTAAAAAACAAAGCCAGTATAGTAGCTGCAGAAGCTAATTTAGAAGCGGCTAAGGGAGGAAGTGCAATAGCAGCAGGTACGGCTGAAACTGCTAAAATAGGATTTCCTCAAAACATTTTACCTTTACTAGCTTACGCAGGACAAGCGGCAGGAATTATAATGGCTATAAAATCTGCAGTAAGTTCTACAAAATCTGTAGCCTCTTCTGTAGGTGGTCAAAGTAAAGGACAAACTCCTTCTGTTGAAGCTCCAACAATTTCTGCTCCTGCTTTTAATATAGTAGGACAAAGTAGTACAGATCAATTAACTGAAGCTATTACTGGTCAAACTCAAGAACCTATAAAAGCATACGTTGTTAGTAATGATGTAACTACTGCTCAAAGTCTGGATAGGAATATTGTCCAGGGAGCGACAATAGGATAAAAACAAAAACTAATTTAAAACCGTTATACTAATATGAAAATAGTTGAATTAATAATAGACGAAGAGGACGAGTTCGGAGGTATAGATGCAATCAGTATCGTAGAAAGTCCTGCTATAGAAGAAAACTTTGTAGCCTTAAACGACCAAAAAGAAGTTAAACTACAGTCTATAGACGATGAGAAAAAAATTCTTATGGGAGCTTTACTTATACCTAATAAGACTATTTACAGGAAAGACGGAAAAGAAGAGTACTATATATACTTCTCTAAAGAAACTGTAAAAAAAGCTAGTGAGTTATTTCTTATGAAAGGAAAACAAAACAACGCTACACTAGAACACAAATTTGATATTGAAGGGTTAACACTTGTAGAATCCTGGATAGTAGAAGACAAACAGAAAGACAAAACTTCTTTATATAATATGGATGTCCCAGTAGGAACGTGGATGGGAGCTGTCAAAGTAAACAATGATGAAATCTGGAATGACTTTGTAAAAAACGGTTCTGTTAAAGGATTCAGTATAGAAGGATTCTTTTTAGACAAAGAGGAAAGACCTAAAGAAAAAATCAAAGATGAGTTAAATGAAGTAGAGCTAGAAACTTATAATGACTATCCTGACTCTGCAGTTAATAACGCAAAGAAAGCCTTAAAGTATAAAAAGGAAAACGGTTCAAGCTGTGGAACTCCAGTAGGTTGGACTAGAGCTAGTCAATTAGCAAATAGAGAAAACATATCTAGAGACACTATAGCTAGAATGGCATCTTATAAAAGACACGAAGCAAATAGCGGAGGTAGTTATGAAGACGGATGCGGAGCTATAATGTACGATGCCTGGGGTGGAAAATCTGGCGTTAATTGGGCTATAAAAAAACTAGACCAAATAGACAAAGAAAAACTTTCACAAATAGAAGCAGGTGTCAAACTACTTAGAATTAAAAAACTCCTTATAAATGCCAGTAAGAAAAAAAATAAATAAGTCAAACAGAAGAGGACAAGCTCAGCCTTATGCTGCAAGGTGGAATCCTGCTAGTCCTAGTAATAGCTCCAGAGCGTGTTATTGTAAAGATCAGAACACTTATTCAAGAGAGTGCTGTGACGGTTCTTTATGGGCTCAGGGTATAGGTAGAATAACTGGGTAAAATGCAAAAAAAATAAACCTTTCGTTATAACTATATAAAACAAGAATATGCCTATAAAATTCAACCAAGTTATTTTAGACAAACTTAAAAAAGGAAGACAAGAAACTCTTTCTAAAAAAGTAGACTTAGCTTTAGTTAATGATTTTGAAAGTATATTTAATAATATAGATTTACAAACGGATAGTCTAATTGATGACTTAGGAAATTTAGCTAGACAAATAGATGCTAAAACTCTTTTAGTAAATGATATATTAAGAGAAATAGAAGCAGCAAATAATTTAGCAAACCAACTTAGAGATGCTTATACAGACTTAGGTATTAATATGCCTACAGATATTGGTGTTAATATTAGTCAACTAGAAGCAAATAGAAATTTATTATCTGAAGCTCAAAGCAGAATAGAAACTGCAGCAGAAGGATTTTACGAACTTGAATATTAACATAAAAAAAACAGTCTTTAATAAACTAAAAAAGAATAGAACTGATCTTTCTAAAAAAGTAGACCTTTCACTAGTAGACGACATTGATAGTAGCGAGGACTACTTTATGCAATCTTACGATGAAGCTCAATATGGAGCAGATTTCTTAAATGAGTGGATAGATAAAATTAATGACTTCAATACTGAATTAAGTATAGCAGTAGATAATTATATACTTAATGGAGCTGCAAGAAATTTAGAAGAAGAAGCTGAAGTGATGAGAGAGTATATCTTAAAATTAGAATCTGTAGCTAACGATCTAGGAGTAAATCCTGACGAATTAATAAGAAATTATGCAGGAATAACAGAGGCATTAATGAATAGTGATAATGTAGAAGAAAGGTTCAGGTCAGCTTATGAAGAATTATTATATGAAGCTAATGAGCGTTTTGGTCTTTCTAATTTTATGAAATAATATGAAAGCATTAAAAAACATACTAAATAAGTTATACTCAGAAGACAACGGAGTATTTGCTATTTTAAAAGCAGAAAACAAATTAGAATTATCTGCTTTAAATGATTTGGATAGTGCTTTAAATAATGCTGAAATTTATAGTAGAGTAATTAATATAAACGAAGCAACTAGAGATTCTCAAGACTTAATTGATAAATATAATACTCTAAAATCTGAAGCAGAAATACACTACAATAATTATGAGGTTATAGAAAATTGGTATTCTAGTTTAAAAGACTCTATAGATACACTAGAAGAAAAACTTAACGCATACCAGTATTTATCTGACGAACTAGGAATCGACCCTAAAAATTCTGAATCATATAATTATGGAGACAGGTTACTTTTAGATATGCAAGACGAATACAGAGAGTACGATAGTAATTATAATACAATATCTGAAGCTATGAGAATAGCTAATGAAATTTAAAATAAACATTAATAATTAAATAATAAATAATGAAAGCAAGTGAAATGTTAAAAAAGATCAACACACTCTTAGGAGTTCAGGTTGAACTAGAAGAACTTATCCTGGACAACGGTACTAGAATATTTGCCGACAGCTACGATAAGGGAGAAAGCGTTTTTATTGTCACTGAAGACTCTCGAGTTCCTTTACCAGAAGGCGAGTATATGATAGAAGACGGTAGAATGCTAATAGTAAAAGAAGAAGGCTTAATTGACGAACTAAGATTAGAGTCAATAGACGAAGCTGAAGAAGAAGGTTACAAAGACGGAATCAAAGACGAAAAAGAAGACATTAAGGAAGACTTAGAAGAAGAAGAAATTATCGTTGAAGCTCCTGAAGAAGTAATAGACGAAGTTGGAGATATAGTTGCTGCAGTTGTAGAAGTAGTATCCCCAATTATCGAGGAAGTAAAAGAAGAAATTGAAGAGCTTAAAAAGAAATATGGCGAAGTAGACAAGGTAAAAGAAAAAATGTCTAAGACTCCTGCTAGAAAACCTTTAGCTCACGCACCCTCTAAACAACAAAATGAAGGGTTTACGTATGGACAAAACAGACCTCAAACAACAATGGATAGAGTTCTGTCTAAATTAAATAATATCAATAAAAAATAATAAAATGAAAAGAAATGTAAATTTAGCTACTACTACTAACATTACTACTACTTATGCAGGAGAGTTCGCAAATCAATATATTGCGGCTGCTCTTTTATCTGCTAGTACTATTGAGGACGGTGGTATCTCTGTAAAACCAAATATTAATTATAAAGAAGTAATTAAGAAAGTTGCTACTAACAACTTAGTAGTTGATGCTACTTGTGATTTTTCTCCAACGTCTACTATAGACTTAACAGAAAGAATCCTTGAGCCAACTAACCTACAAGTTAACTTACAATTATGTAAGCAAGACTTTTTATCTGACTGGGAAGCACAAAGTATGGGATTCAGTGGGTTCAAAAACCTACCTCCATCTTTTGCTGACTTTATCTTAGCTCACGTTGCTGCAGAAATTGCACAAAAAACAGAACAAACTATCTGGTCTGGTGTTAATGCTAATGCAGGAGAATATGACGGACTAGTAACTTTAGCTGCTGCTGACGCTACTATTCCTGCTGCTCAAAAAATTACTGCAGTTGCAGGTGGTGTTGACTCTGCTAACGTAATTGCTGAAATGGGTAAAGTTGTAGATGAAATTCCTTCTGCTTTATACGGAAAAGAGGACTTATACTTATATGTATCTCAAAACGTAGCAAGAGCTTATGTAAGACAATTAGGAGGGTTCGGAGCAAATGGACTAGGAGCTAACGGTGTAAACAATATGGGTACGCAGTGGTGGAACAATGGTTCTTTATCTTTTGACGGAGTAAAAGTGTTTGTAGCTCCAGGAATGGCTAACAACACTATGTTTGCTGCAGAAAGATCAAATATTTTCTTTGGAACTTCTTTAGTTTCAAATATGAATGAAGTAAAACTTCTAGATATGGGAGACCTAGACGGTTCACAAAACGCAAGAGTTATCGCAAGATTCTCTGGTTCTGTAAACTATGGTATCTCTTCTGACGTTGTAGTTTATTCTTAATAAATTAAATTAACCAAAATTTAGGGTAGGTGGGGTCGACCTACTTACCCTTTTTTTTTAAAAAAATATAAATATGAGCTGTTCAATATTATCAACTGGTAGAAATTTACCTTGTACTAAAGGAGTAGGAGGTATAAAATCTATCATTCTAGTTGACTATGGTTTACTAGGAGACTTGACAATTTCAGGAGCGGAAGTGACTGCAATTAGTTCAACTCCTTCAGGTTATGAGTATTTAGTTAAGCCAGGTTCTTCAGGGTTAGAGCAAACGATTACTGCCTCTGCTGAAAACGGGACTGTATACTATGACCAAAATGTCAACGTACAATTTCAAAAATTAGATAAAGAAACTCAAGCTGAGTTACAAGACGTAGCTAAAGGAAATCCTCACGTATTCGTACAAGACTTTAACGGAAATTATTTCTTAGTTGGAGCTTACAACGGTGCTGACACTTCAGCAGGGACTATTGGAACTGGAACTGCGTTAGCAGACTTTACAGGATTCAATATGACTTTTACTGCTCAAGAGCAACTTCCTGCATTTTTCTGTGCAACTGGAGTTATAAGTGCAATTACGATAGGAGCTGCTATTAGCCCATCTTAGAAAATACTATTCTGTGTTTAATTGAATTATAGGGGGAGAAATCTCCCTATTTTTTTTATAAATAGTATAGATGCAAAATAAATAAAAAGCACGTTATACTATAAAGCAAGAAATGATAGTTTTAACTACTCAAACTAGTGAGCAAACTTACAGCGTAATTCCTAGAGAATACGTAACGGATGCTACAATTTGTATAAGAGACGAAAGTACTAATGAAGAGATTTGCGTATTAACAACAGGTTCAGAGTGGAACACTAATACTCTACAATGGCAGTTAGCTAATTATGACTGGGAAGACGAAGCGGGTATAGTAATTACAAATGATTTGATGTATATTACAATGAATTTAAACTTGATAGAAGGTAGGTTTTACGATCTTAAAATTAGTAATGTTAGCGGAACAGTTATATTTAGAGATAAAATTTTCTGTACTGACCAAACTATTGACCAGGCTACTAATAATTATTATGATATGAATTTAGGACAGTATACTATAAACACTTCAGGAAATAACGATTATATAATATATTAAAATGGATTATAAATTTTTACAATTAAGCACATATACAACTCCTGAGATTAAAGAAGTATCTAACCAGGACTGGATAGGTTATGGAGCTGACAACGATTACTTTCAATTTCTTATAGACCGTTACAATGGTTCGGCTACTAACAATGCTATTATAAACGGAATCTCTGCTATGATAGTAGGAAAGTTTTTAGATGCTACAGACTCAAGTCAGAAGCCTGAAGAGTATGCACAAATGAAATCTTTGATTTCTGAAGAAATGCAGCAGAAACTAGCTAGTGACTTAAAACTTATGGGTCAGTGTGCTATGCAGGTTATTTACAGTCAAGACCGATCTAGAATAGCTCAAGTAGAACACTTACCAGTAGAAACTTTAAGAGCAGAAAAATGTAATGAAGAGGGGGAAATACCTGCTTACTATTATTTTTATGACTGGTCTGAATATAAACAAGGAGACTACTTAGAGCGTCTTCCTGTATTCGGTTCATCAAAACAAGAGATAGAAGTATTATACATAAAACCTTATAGAGCAGGATTTAAGTATTATAGTCCTGTAGATTATCAAGGAGGAATCCAATACTGTGAACTAGAAGAGGAAATTGCTAACTATCATTTAAACAATATTATGAATGGTCTAGCTCCTAGTATGCTCCTGAACTTTAATAACGGAACTCCAACTGAAGAGGAAAGAAATATTATAGAACAAAAAATAGCTGCTAAATATCAAGGTACTAGTAATGCAGGTAGATTTATCCTGGCTTTTAATGACTCTGCAGATTCGGCTGCAACTATGGAGACAGTACAATTAAGTGACGCTCCTCAGCAATATGAGTTTTTATCTACTGAGTCAATGAAAAAAATAATGGTAGCTCACAGGGTTACTAGTCCTATTTTATTTGGAATAAAAGATATGACAGGATTTGGAAATAATGCTGAAGAAATTGTTACTGCTAGTACGCTTATGGATAATACCGTTATAAGACCCTTTCAGCA